ACCCATGCTGTGTCCCACAACATGGTGAGGTTCAGTGGGCGCACAGGCTCGGGAGATGATGTCCTGCAATCCACCAGTTTCCTTCTGATAATCCAGAAAGTGCCATTTATACCCAGGACCCAACTGTGCTTTGAGGTAGTTAAAGATAGTGGGACTGCTAAAGGCCCCGTGAATAGCGTAGATGTGAATCATAGGACCTGAGTTTTCATTTGAGATCTCATCAGCTCACACTGACCGATCATTGTGGTGTAGTAATCTCGAAGTTTGTAATTCCAAGCTGATTTTAAACTATAAGCAATTTTGATTGCCATGTCGTATCGTTGTTCTCTGTAAGCATTGAGAAACTTTCGGTGTGTAATTCGGGCAATTTTGATGTGATCTGGTGTTGCCATTTGAGGATACTGATCTAACAATGCATACACATGTGTTGTTTCATCCAATAGCGCAGTGACCCAAGTTGTATCTAAATGCTTGACCGTGTCACTGCATGCCACCGCCATAACCTTGTATCTATCTGCTTGATTACACAATGAATTTGCTTCACGAACTGCCTTTCCCATGCACGTATAGTGCCATGCGTCGGCTGAGCCGGTATTTCCTACCACAGATTCCGCAGTGGCAACTGCCACAATTGCATCAATCACAAGAACACTGGACCTGTGTGTTTTATTGAGTTCTAACAAGGACTGTGTCATAACCAGAGCACACCTGATTGCCTGTTCACGATGAGACCCCACAGGAATGGGTGCATTCCAAAATGCTGTTACCACTCCATCTGTTACAGAGTTCACAGTGCCGTGATTGGCTAGGATGATGTTTTTCATGTGAGAGTAAAAAATCCGCAGTGCGGCCACAGTGTCTGAGGCTGTCATACATTGGCCAGCAACCGCTGATAACTTCACAGTGCAGGTGAGAAATGTTATTTCCGCCAGTTCCCCATGAGTCACAACAGGAGATATAAAATTCTGGAGTTGGTTGAGTATATCACGGGACACAATTGGTCCAAACTGAGATCTGATCTTTCTTTTTGTAAGAAATCTGGTAATAAACTTCATATCTCACCTTGTTGTTACATAGTGAGATATTTATCGCCAGGTATTTGTTATGTTTTTCTTGAACTGATCCCACCCTGGCGCATACGTGACATATTCTCTGGCATTATTGGCCAGTTTTATTTGCACTTGCAAGTCAAATGCACGCTGATAATCCTCATGCCAGCCCACGACCAACTTCACGCTGTGATGACTGGCACGTTCCAACATCACCCCGAGCTCAAATAATGTGATCGGGCAAAGAGTTTCACAGGGAAACCAAAACACACAGTTGTCCACCAAGCTCAGTGCTTGATGTTCCCATGTGATTTGCTCCTCTGCTGTGATGCCTGTGCGATCAAATCCGCCCTCGCGTCGGGGATTTACTACATCGTAAAGGTCAGGATCAAACAACTCTGTGATTTCCGTTTGCCAATCTGGGCAGTGGGAAATGCCACCTGCAATGAATATGCTGTGGTGATTGAATATGTAAGGCAGTGGGGCTGGTGAACGGTAAAGCATATGCCAAGGATAGCTTAACACATGCTGGGTGTCAAGCTATAGCATTTCTTGCTGATGCTGGAATAATAAGTGGGAAGTATTTGTTTACCAATGATGCCCGTAGTTGATTTGCCTGACCGGGCCAATGCATTGCAAAATCACCCTGTTGCCACTGCCCATCTGTTCCCAAGAGGTCCACTGGGTTATGCGGAGCGTCTCCATGACACCCATCCGAAAAACATGCAGCGTTGAATGTCCTCTGAGGGACCAGTTTAACGATATCTTTATATTCATCCATTTTATCAATCATAACCTGCTGTTCCAACCAATGGCTGAATCGATATTGTGGCATGTTGTCCATTATCATTTTTAACCAACCTTGCCCTTGTGATGAATTACGGACCATCATCATACCAGCATTGATGCCATTCCAGAACGAAGTCAAAAGTACGTGGTATTTGGGATCAGCTATATCTTCCAGCTTGATACTAAAGTTTGTAAGAAGACTATCGCAATCTTTCCAAAAAATCCATTCAACTTGTGGGTTGCCCAACCCAAATTGTAACATGTGATTGATTTTTGCAAAACCAGGTGGCATATTGTGACCAGTGTCTGCAAGGGTTGTCATATAACCCCATTGTTGGGCATATGCTAAACCGTTTAAGTCCCAGGTGTACGGACTCAACCATTCATAGTTTGCATCATGCATGGATGCTATTGCCATGACCATTGTTTATTCTCCTACATTGCATATGTGAATTATACAGTATTGGGGGAGAAATGCAATTTTAAATATTACCAGTAGCGGGGATTACCCATGACAATTTTGGTTATGGGCTTGCCTTGTATTTCTCTCACATAGTGGAATCCGTCGTCGGGATCAGCAGGTGTGATGTGCTTGCCTTTGAGCAACTCTTTTGCTTGCTCGTAGGGCACTGGCTGTTGTCCCAACTCCTGAAGCCATGTTTCCATGCGGCCCGAGACCTCTGACCAACTGCGGCCAAAATCTGTGTCGTCCTTGTTGATGCGCCTCAGGGCCTTTTTGCCGTCTCGTGTGCCATCGCTTGCTGCACCAATGAGCTTTCTGCCGGCCCTGGTGTCTTTGTAGATTACCACAGCCAGGATGTGATGACCCTTGCGGAATACTTTCCACAATCCGGGTTCCTGCACCAATTCTTTGGCATCAGCCGCGCTCTTGAATCCGCCCATGCTTTCATATGCTGCCTGTAACATGTCCCAGATATGTCGGGCATGCCGGCGGCGAGCAGCCAGTTGTTTGGCATGGTCAGGATGGTTGGGCTGGACCCAAAAGTTGTCGATTGCTTCTAAGATTTGTTCGTGTCTCATAGGAATATTTATTATAATTGGCGTTATGAAAATATGTGTTTATACCATTGCATTAAATGAAATACAACAGTGTGACCGCTGGGCAGCAAGTTGCGCCGATGCCGACTATCGCATTGTTGCAGATACTGGCAGCTCTGATCACACTGTGGAAAAACTAACAGCACTGGGCGTCACAGTGCATGCTATCCGTCAGGATCCCTGGAGATTTGATCATGCTCGCAATCAAGCGTTGGCGCTGTGCCCAGCTGATGCAGATGTCTGCATCAGCTTGGACATGGATGAGTATCTCATGCCAGGTTGGAGACAAGCTGTGGAAGCAGCATGGCAGGCAGATACCACCAGACTGGCCTATCGTTATGTTTTTGATGTAGATAGCGGATCACCGGGATTTTGGGTTAACAAAATTCATGCACGTCACGGATATACTTGGAGAAGACCGGTTCACGAAACTGTTTTTTGCACTCATGAAAATGAATGTGAAAGCATAGTTCATGCTGATCTAATTCTGCAACAGCAAGACATTAACAAATCAACACGAAATAATTATCTACCCCTCCTCAAGATAGCACACGCAGAAGATCCACAAGATGCGCAAATTGCATTTTGGTATGCCAGAGACTTGGTTAGTTATGTGGGTGGCGATCAGGCTGCCCATGCCCTACACGAGTTTTTGGCCATTCCCAACACTTGGGTCATTGAGCGTAATGAATCTTATAGATTATTGGCACACGTTTGCCCTGATCAAGCTGAGAAATATTTGTTGTATGCTGTGGCCGAAAGCCCAACTCGGTTAGAGCCCTGGATTGAACTTACCAAAATATATTATCATAAACAGGATTGGTTGTCATGTGCGTGGGCTTCCCAGAAGGGAATCTATGCCCAAAAAACCCATACATATTTGGATTATGTGCAAAATTCATCTGAACTGTATGACTTTGCCAGCATTGCTTGCTGGAATTTGGGATGGCGCAACCAAGCTAGGGAAATGGTAAATTTGGCCTCAGACGCTTTTCCGCAAGATGCTCGTATTACCAACAACAAAACCATAATGAATCAAAATTAATTGCATTTGCCTCCAATATCTAATTTAGATATTGGAGGAGACTTTCTCGGTCGCCATATTGTTTTGTTATGGCGTGATTTAATTCCGGAGACAGGGTTTTAAACATGCGATTCATATAATCTGTTGCATCTTGTGAACTGTATCCCCTTCCAGGGTGGTGATAAACTTCGTGTGCCAAATCTCTCAGAACCAGTTTGCCGCTCATCCAACTCAATGCGCACAGAACACAGTCGATTCCCCAGCCATAATGATTGGCGACAATATTCAAATTCAACTGTTTAAATCGATCAATCACAGTTCTGTCTAAAAACCAACATGTGCAGTCGGGATTAGGCACTGCTCGAATGTTTTCGTCTTGGCAATGCCATGTATCAAGTGGTACATACCAGCCGTTATCCTGGAATCTGGGACTATATATTCCCCATTGGTATTTTTCATGATACCGCAATGCATCTTTAATGAGATTTTCCCAGTTGTCATAAGTGGCGTCGGCTTGTATGTGGAACATGATGTCTGCATTGAACAATCCCATTGCCAAATTCCATTGTTGGCCAAAATAAGCACTGTTGCCCAAGTTGATCCAATTATATGGTGTATAGTCAGGGTCGCTGTTAATCACCGTGACATTATATCCCTTATCCCACAACTGTCTTTCAGTAGTCGTTGCTTTGTCTGTTTGGCCTGGCCAATTGAACAAAAAGATCTGTAGTTTCATATGTTATCCAATACCAACCGAGGTTTTTTATCAGCCAATACCGAGTAAATTATATCAAAAACTTTGGCAGGCCAGTCTGTGGTTTTTAAAAATATCGGTGCTTGTGTATATTGGCACCACAAATCAGGGCTGTTGTTCACAAGTTCAATATAGTCCAGTAATTGAGATTGTAAATGGAACTCATCTGCATTGATAAATGCCGCTGGGTTGAAATCTTCTGCACATTGGGATCCTCCCCAATAGATAGGCACACTTCCTGCTGCCAGAGGCTCCAGCAATTTCTCTGTGACATATCCCGGCTGTTGTTTGTTTTCATATGCGATGGTGAATCTATATTGTTGCAGAGCCACTGGTTTATCTGTCAACAATGTGCCTGTGTTGTTGTATAGCGGCCCAGTGCTTTCTACTCGCTGACGTGTATTCAATGCCATAAAGAATTCAATGCGACTTTTTACAGGATTTCTGTATGTGAAGTTGCAAAACTTCTCAGGCATAGCTATTGTATTCTTGTGACGATTGCGTATGCTGTTGATATTCAAAGGATGCGGAGCCGCATCAGTGTCCCAATTGATGTATAGACACCAAATAGGCAGTCGGTGATATGCAGGGTCGTCGTTAGTGTGAAATCCAAACTTAAGATCGCTTGTGCCCTGGGCGTCATAACTCTCGCCGCTGTAGGCAATCATGACCGGATTGCTGGTGTATTCGCTGGCAGCAGGAACAGGCCCAAACACACTGTAGATTACAACATCGGGATTTTCGTTGTCAATCACCACTGTGTAATGCTGTTCCAATGTCCACAGAAAGAAATCTTTGGGGGTCTTATAGGGGTCGTGGTCAGGCCACATGCTGCGATAACTGAGTTTAAGTGTCGTCATTTCAAGTATTCCACAAGTGATTCTTTGTTGTTTCTGATAGCAAGTATAACACGCTGTATGGCGGGATCGCAACGATGGAACAGCTCAACCATTTCTTTTTCAGCTTGTGTGCTGTTATATTTGGTTCCTCTTGGATGATCCACAGTGTGATTGTAGTTTCTCAATATGGGACGTTTCAAGAGATAGCTGTAACCACACACAATAAGGTCAATTCCCCAGCCCAGCTGGTGAAAATTCCAATCCCAGGGCAACGCACGAAATTTGTCGATTACGTCACGGTGCAGGAACCAACAAGTGCAGTCGGGATTACTCACCATCCTGACGCCAGGTATACTGACCTTTACACCCGTCACATCACTCATTGCACTGTCGTACCATGTATAATCCACATTGGGGGCATAGATTCCCCAATTTGTCAAGTCAAAATCTGCTTGTGCTGCGGCAAACAAACCCGGCCAATCATGGTAAACGGCATCGGCTTGCACATGGAACATCACGTCTGCATCAAATCGTTCACATGCTGCCAGCCACTGTTGAGTAAAATAGGCGCTGTCTCCCAAGTTCACCCAGTGATCGGGTTGATTATCAGGGTCACTGTTGATCACCGTGACATTTTGCCCAGCGTATTTTAAAGATTTTTCGGTTGCGCACGCATTGGTATATTGCCCCCGCCAAGAAAATATGAAGCTTTGTATTTTCAAAAAATTCTATCCTTGTTAAGGATACCCTCATCAAATTTATCTGCATCGGTTATTTGCCATCCTGGTGCAAGGCTGGGAGGATAGATGGGCATGTCATTTTCGTAGTATCCGTTTCCGCAAAAACTATACGGGGTTTTCAACAATTTTCTAGTATAAGAAAACCATGTGTTGGAATTCATACAATGAATCATTGAGTCGTCTTTAACTGTGGGCCACACACAATCTCTCAACCACACTTGATCGGCAGTGTAGTAATGATTGCATTGATGATCAATCATGCTGTTATATAAGCTATCACTCAATTGACCTTTATATCCAAACATGGTGCCAATTATTGGCCATTCATAATGTGCATCATGATCTCGCATTGTGTGAAATGACTGGTTTGAAGATATCCATTCGTTAATAGCAAGCTGTTCCCGCATCGTTACTCTGCTGTCACTGTCTCTCACAATCACAATATTATCCGGAGACTCGAACATAGGCAAGAATCGCCAGAACATACCAAAAACATTGGGATCTCCATGTGCAAGAGTTACTTGATCTGTGACAGATGAGAATGTATCAAAATTATCAGTGTAAATTCGTATCTGCCAATTGGGAAAAAACTTTTGGCACAATTCAATTTGACGGAATGCGCCCGTTATGTATCGAGGATTTTCTCCATACACACTCATGCTAACAATTTTCATTTAGATGCCCCTTTCTGTCTAAACCATTCTACAGTTGTTTCAAGACCCATGCGAAGATTTATCTTGT